AAAACACGCAAGCCATGCCGCTCCATCCCCGCGTGCAAGCCGTGCTGGCCAAACAATTGTTCGGGCAATTCAGCGGGCTGGATGCCGTGAACAGCGAGCCGAAGGCGTTCACCGGTCCCAATGGTGAAACTTTGTTTTACCAGCCGGGCACCAAGAACCCGCTGATGATGTCGCCATACAGCAAGGCGGGCGCGCAATCGCAGGCGTATCAATCCGAAGTGATGGACAGCAAACCGAGCGAGGAGGAAATTCCCGCCGGCCACATCGCGCTGCGCAAGGGCAAGGGCTGGGTGGTGCAGGAAGATCCAAGCCAATGGCGCACGGTGACGGCGCTGGGCGCGGACGGCATGAGCCGCACCGTGACCAAGGAATTTATCGGCAAGCCGAAAGAAAACACAATGGCGGGTGGTGGCGGCGTGCAACCGAATGTGACGCAGGACCAGTATCAATCTTTGAAGCCGGGCGAATCCTATTGGTGGAACGGCAAACAATTGACCAAACAATAAAATGGCGTGGCAACCACCAGAGGCCGCTGCCGCATGGCAACCGCCTGAAGCAACCGGCTGGGCACCGCCGGAAGCATCCACCAAAACCATTTCCGCCCCGCCCGTTCAGCGCATTGACCCGAATGCCGCCGGCGGTTTCAACTACGGCGGCCAAGGTCAGCATCAAGCCGGCGGCCTGCGGCTGGATGGCTTTTCCGCCAACGATTTGCCGGATGCGCAAAGTGTCCACGAAGTTTATGCGGATCTCACGCGGCCAGCCGTGGTGCTGCCCAAGTTCACCGTCAATCCCGATGACTCGCGCACGGCCGCGGCGCTGAAGGCGGCGGCGAACCTCGGTATTTCCCTGCCGGAATTTGCGGAATCGCCGCTCGGCATTGCGTCCATCGCCACGGGCACCGTGCTACCGCGGGTGGTAGCCGGAGCATTTACGGCGGACACCGTGAAAAATGCCGGCGAGCAGGCCACGGAAATGGGTGCCAACTGGGATGCAATGACACCGGCGCAACGCATGGAAGCGGGCGTGAACATGGGCGGCAATGTGCTGTTGGCGGCAGCCATGGCGCACGGCGCCACACGCGGCGAACCAACGGCCGGCGCGCAATTGGCGGATGAATTAAACCGCACGCAACCGACCGTGCCAACCTGGGCACCGCCGGAAGCGAAGATTCAGCAAGCCACGCCCAACGCCCCCATCGCCATCACGCCCGACCTGGGCGCGGCGCTGCAAAGTGCGTTGCGCGGCAATCAGGGCGAGAACTTACTCCGGTCCAAAGCCGGAGAACTACCAGCCGCACCATCGGCTGAAGCAACCCCCACCAAAAATGTTCCGCCGGCGATGGCACCCCCTGCCGGGCCGGCGGAACAATCTATTTCTCCCGCCACACCGGCCACGGCGGCCAATCTCGTGGATGTGCCCGTGCATCAAGTGCCGGCGGACGCCATCGCCACGCGGCCGGATCTCATGCAGTTCAAACGCATGGATGACACCGCCACGGGTTTGAACGAGGGCGACAAGTTGACCGGCAAATGGGACGACCTGAAAGCGGGCAACCTGCTTTTGTGGGAGCCGAAGAATCCCGCCGACTATGGACTTTCCGGCGGCCAAAAGTATATTGTAGCCAATGGCCATCATCGGTTTGAGTTCGGCAAAGCCGACGAGGTGCCGGCGTTCAACGCGCAAGTGGTGCGCGAGGCGGATGGCATCAGCGCCGAGGACGCCCGGCGATTGGGCGCGGAAATCAACATTGCCGATGGGAAAGGAACGATTTATGACCAAGCCAAGTTCATCAGAAACACCGCAACAACACACGGAGCGGATGAAGCGGTGGCAGCAGCGCGACGCATCGGCGCTCGCGGCCGGCAGGCTGCGGACATCGGCCTCGCTGCCAGCGATCCGCTTTGGGACAGCTTCATCAACGAGCAAATCAAGCCCGAAACCGCCCACGCCATAGTCAAGGCGGCACCGGGCGACGCCAGCGCGCAGGCCATCGGCATCAAATACGCGGCGCAGGGCAAGCCGGCGGATTTCATCGCCAACGTGATGAAGGCCAGCCAGGCGGAAGCCGGGCAACGGGCGCAGAGCCTCGATCTCTTTGGCAACGATGACAGCGCCATGCAACAGATGGAAGCGCAGGCGGCGCGCGCCACGGAATTGCAAAAGGATTTGCGGCAACGCATTCAAGTCTTGCAAGCGGGCAAACGGGTGGAGATTGCCAAGAGCGAAAACATTGATGTCAAGAATCCCCAAGCCATCCCGGCGCGCATTCAGGAATTGAAAGCGGAACTGGACCGCTGGCAAAACTGGCCCATGCAGCCGGATCTGGTGGCGAAGGTGAAGGGGCAGGTGGAACCTGCACCCAAAGTTGAAATTGCCAAACCGAAAGTGGTGGAGCAACCTGGCGTCGTGGAAACTTTATATCATCAATCGCCTAGTGCTGTTCCGATTGAAAGTTTTCAACCTAAACGCGCCATGCCGGAAATTTATTATTTCAGCACGCGCAAAGATGTTTTAAGCCAGATGATAAAACACGGTGCCAGCGCCGATGTCACAAAACCAAAACAATTAGTTACCGCTGAAATAAATTATGGTCGCGTTTTAGATTTACGACCTGACCAAGTTGCCGATGAAACACCGGTAACGCATTGGATTAAAGTTTTCCAAAAGGCGGGCGTTGAAATTCCTGAACACTTGCAAGCTGCTGCCCAGAAAAATTCAATGCGTCAAGTTCCAGTGTGGCAATTCATCAATGCGGGATATAAGGAACTACGTGATGCCATGGTAAAAGCTGGTTACGACGCGGTTAAATTTGATGAATGGGGTGGCACAACAACCGGAGTATTTAATAATCGCCAGATAAAAATAAAAAGAACTTTTGTAAAACCGGATGCTAAATCCGATTTCTCCCTAGCCAAACCGGAAAGCGTGGAGGAACAAAAGGCGCGGCTGGAAACGGAAAGGCAGAAGGAAGAATTAAGAGTGCAGAATGAGAAGCTGGCCACCGAGGCGGCCAAGCCGCTCGTGGGCAGCGTGGGCGACATCGGCCAAGGCGATTTGCTGGGCGGCGGCGATTTGTTTTCTGCGGGTGGCAAGCAACCGGCGGAACCGGTGGCCAACAAGATTGCCGGCATGGGCGGTCCCGTCCGCCAGCGGCCGGCCAAGGTGACGGTGCCCAAGGAAGTGGCGGCCACGCCGGCACCGGCGGCACATCCGTTACGCCAATACTTTGCCGACCGGCTGGCCGGCCTGCGCGGCATCATGGCGCCGCAGGCGCTGGGCGGCGGGGCGCGGGAAGTGGCCAACGCCTTGCGGCATTTCATGGGCAAGAATGCGCTGGCCATGGCGCGGGCCGATGAGGCGCTAAAATCGTTCCGCAAGGAGTTCGACAAGCAATCCAAGGAAGCCAATTACAATGTGATTGACGCGCTGGAGCGGGATCCCAGCCAGTTGCCGGCGCGGTATCAGGAACTGGCGCAGTTGTTCCGCAAGGAATTTGATTGGCGCATTGCCGAGATCCAGAAGTATGCGCCGAATGCGCTTCAGCATCTGATTGAAAACTATTTTCCGCATATCTGGAAGGATCCCAAGCGCGCGGCCAGCACGATGGCGCAGGTGAGCAGCCGGCTGTTTGCCGGCCGCAAGGAATTTCTGAAACAGCGGACGATTGATTTCTTCAAGGACGGCATCGAGGCCGGGCTGGAACCAATCAGCGACAACCCGGTGGATTTGCTGATGGCCAAGATGCACAGCATGGACAAGTTCCTGCTGGCGTTGCGGGCGCAAAGCGAGTTTCGCGCGAGCGGGGCGATGAAGTTTAAGTATTTATTTGAACGGATGCCGGATGGCTGGCAAACGATGGATGATCCGTCTTTCATCGTCCAGAAACCGCCGGTGGTGGACATTAAAGAGGCGTTTGATTCATTCCAACGGGCGAAGATGGGCGAAATTTTGCAGGATTTGGGCGTGAGTTACAAGCGGGTGGCAAGCCTGGGCGGCACGCGCTGGGCGGAGGCGGACATGGGCATGAAGGAGATTCGCGCCAAAATCGGCGCACACGAGCCGACGCTGTGGCATGAGCTGGGGCATCAGGCGGATTGGAAGTTTCCCGAATTGCGCGATGCGTTGCCGGTGCGGGGCAATTCCGCCGTGGCGGTGCAGTTGCGCAAGCTGGCGGATTTGCGGGCAGAAGGTCAGGAAGTTTCCGACAGTCACAAGAAGTATCTGCGGGCGACGGAGGAGAAAATGGCGGAGTTGTTCCGGGCGTATGTCCATGCGCCGGATTTGTTCAAGGAAACGGCGCCGGATGTGTTGCGGGTGTTTGAAGGGTTTTTGAACACGCAACCGAAGTTGCGGAATAATCTGCTGGAATTGCGGCGCGGACGGCTGGCCATGGGCGATGAAACCACGCAGGTGAAGCTGGGCGGAATGCAGGTGCTTGGCCATTGGATCATGCCGGACGGACCGGCGCAGGTGATCGGCAATTATCTTTCGCCAGGGTTGGCGCGGTTTTCCGCTTACAATTCGTTTCGCGTGGCGAGCAATCTATTGAATGCGGCGCAGCTCGGAATGTCGGGCTTTCACCTCGGGTTCACCAGCCTGGACGCGGCCACGAGCCGGTTGGCGGTGGGCATCGAGGATCTGGCGGCGGGCAATGTGACGCGGGCGGCCAAAACCTTTGCCAGCGTGCCGGTCAGCCCGGTGACGAACATTTTGCAGGGCCGGCGGATGATGCAGGAGGCTTTGCATCCCGGCACCACGACCACCGAGACGGCGGCGCTGGTCAAGGCGCTGGAGCAGGGCGGCGGTCGCACCGGGCAAGACCGGTTCTGGCAGACGGATTTCATACGGCGGATGAACAAGGCGTTTCACGAGGGCACGGCCACGGGCTATCTCAAGGGCGCGCTGCTGGCGCCGGCCTCGGCGGTCGAGGCGGCGATGAAGCCGATTATGGAATATGTGGTGCCGCGGCAGAAGCTGGGTGTGTTCGCCGATATGGCGCGGCGGGAAATGGAACGGCTGGGACCGGACGCCAGCGTGGAAGATACGCGGGAAGCCATGCGCAAGGCGTGGGACAGCGTGGACAACCGAATGGGCCAGGTGGTTTATGACAATCTGTTTTACAATCGGGCGGTGAAGGATTTGGCGCTGGTAACTTTTCGCGCCTACGGCTGGCAGCTTGGCAAATACCGCGAAGGCTTTGGCGCGATCACGGACGCCACCAAGGCCGCCGGCGCGGTGGTGAAGGGCCAGCGGCCGGAATTGTCGCATCGCATGGCTTACGCCATGGCGCTGCCGCTCATGGTCGGCACCATCGGCGGCGTGATGACTTACCTGATGACCGGCCAGCGGCCGCAGGATTACAAGGATTATTTCATGCCACGCACGGGCGAGACGGATCCCCGCGGCAATCCGGTGCGGTTGAACCTGCCCAGTTACATGAAAGATGTTTTGGCTTACGCCAAGCATCCCATCACTAGCGTGGAACATTCGCTGAATCCGATGTTTTCCGCCATTTCGGATTTGCTGAACAATAAAGACTTTTACGATGTGCGCATTCGTAACCCGGACGATCCGCTTTGGCAGCAGGGCAGCGAGGTGGCGCAGTTCGCGGCCAAGCAGTTTATTCCGTTCACTTTCACGGGAACCATGAAGTTGCGCGAGGATGCGGCGCCGCTCTGGAAACAGGTGTTCCCGTTCTTTGGCGTGACACCGGCCCCGGCGCGCATGACGATGACTCCGGCGCAGGAATTAAGCGCGGAGATTACCAGTGCGTCCATGAGTGGTGCGCCACGGACCAAGGAACAATACGACAAAAGCAAGCTAATCAAGGACATTGTGACGGACTTCAAGCGCGGCCAGCCGGACAGTGCTCGGGCGAAGATGGCGCAAGGTTTTCAATCGCATCAACTGAACGAGAACAGCGTCCACCAAATCATTGACCGGCAGATTTACAATCCGCTGCAATTTCAAGTGCTGCACATGGATGTTCCCACGGCGATGCGCGTCTGGCGCGTGGCCAATCCCGAGGAACGGGCTAAACTTCAGCCGATGATCTTGCAAAAGGTGTGGAACTCTAAAACCTTGGCACCGGAGCAAATAGCGGCTACGATTCAGGAAATCCAAAGGGCAACAACCACGGCGACAACCGGCCATTGACAAGGCAAGTGCCTGATTTACAATGCGGAAAGCAAAATAACGGTAGCCTCTTAATCAATTGGTTTGCAGTTCAAGTCTGCACCGGGGCACCATTTCAAACACCCTGCTTTTGCAGGGTGTTTTCGCTTTCAGGCAATGTTTGCAACGGGTTTTGAAGTTCGCCAGTTGACGAGTTGGCGGCGGTTTGACCGTTTTGCGGTGCGGCTAGGTTGGGGGATTTGTTGCCATCTTGGGTGGGTTTGCTGGCAACAAAGCTGGCAACAAAATTCCAGGCGGGTGCGGCATCCTCGGGCAGCCAGTCGAACATCGCGCCGCCGTGCAGGTCTTGCGGGTCGCCATAGGTGGTGCGGATGAGTTCGCCGTTGGTGGTCTGGCCCAGCTCGCCGGCAATGGTGGAATCATCGGCGCCTTGGCTGCGGCGGACTTTCACATAATACGCGCGCATGGCGTGCGGTTTGTAGTGCGGAAGCACCAAGGTGGTGCTGGCGCGGTTCAGGGCGCGGTTCAAAATGGTTTGGTCGGGGCCGATGGGGAATAGCTGCGTGGCGTCCGGCTGATGTTTCGCAAGGTAAGCGCGCCAGGCGGACAGGAAACTTTCGGCGGCGGGATGCAGCAGCACGAACGGATTTTGCCCGTGCTTCAGGCGGGCGACTTTCATGCGCAATTGGCCGGTTCGGTCGGGGAAAATGGTGCCCGGTGGCAGATCCCGCGTGTTGGCGGGTGTGGCGGCGAGCACGGGCAGGCGCTGGAGCGCGGCGGGTTCGCCGGGGCGCAGGCCGGTGAGGGCGCAGAATGTCAGCGTGCCGGCGGCCAGTGGTTCGGTTTCAAACAGCCAGCCAAGGATCTTGTGCAGGGTTTCGTCGTCGTTGGGGCAGGCTTCGTGGCAATGTTTGGCTTCTTTGGCGGGCTGATAGCGGCGACGGGTGGCAAATGGGTTCTTCTCGATGCGGCCGCAGAATACGGCCCATTGGCACAGGCTGGAGAGCGCGGCCAGCTCGACATCGGCGGAGCGGAGCGCGGGCGCGCGGTGGGCGGCGTAATCTTCCAGGGTGGTCTGCGTGATGCCGGCGGCGGGTTTATCCGTCCACCATGGCAGGCAACGCTCCAGCGTGGCGCGCAGGCGCGCGGCGGCGTCCGGGGTGCGGTGGTCGGTGCGGTTGAAGGGCAAACCGGCGGCGAGCCAATCCGCAGCCAGCGTGCCGATGGTGACGCTTTTGGCGGCGTCTTTGGCGGCGATGAAGGCGGCAAACTCGTTTGGGCGGGCGGTGCGCTGGTTCAATAGGTCGCGCGCTTCGCTGATGGCTTCGGCCTTGGTGAGCGATTGCAGGCGGAAAGTGTGGCGCTGGGTGCCGCTGGTAAAGCGCAGATACCATGGCCGGCGCGATGCCTCGGCCTCGGTGATGCGGTTGGCGGCGAGATCCGCCAGAACGACGCTGTGCTTGGTTAGGGTGCGTTCGATGCCGGCGTGGGTAAATTGAATTTTCATTTGGCGCGGTCCTTGAGTTGCTTGGTTTTGAAATAACTAATGCGCCGATCAGTTGGGGCCACAGCACCAGGAACAACAATCGGCGCAACCGGCTTTGGGTCGGGCGAATTGTTAAGCTGTGAAGTTTTCGCGGCTATGTAATCCTCGAAAATGATGCGGGCAAGGTCGGCGGGGTCGCGGCGCTCCAGCTTGGCGACGGCTTCAAACCGTGCTTTCAGGTCGGCATTGCAGCGGAATCTAATTACATCGTCTTTCATTGGTTGCTACATTGTGCCACATTCTCGCCGGTTGTCAATCCTGAAAATGAAACAGCCCGGCAGGGTGTGCCGGGCTGGGTGCGGTCTGGTTGGTCCGGTTCTTGGGTCGGGTCAGTTTGTGCCAGCCGGCAGGGCGCCGGTTAGGGTGGTTTGCAGTTGTTCGGTGAGATTGTCGAGGGACACGCTAAAGCGGATCTGCCGGCCGAGATTCAACGCCACGCTGTAAGGGTGCAAGTTCAAGCCGGCGGGCAAACCTACGGCCCGGCACTTGGCGCGGGCGACCTTGGGGCAACTGGCGCGGCGCGGCAGCGCCTGGCCGGTGCGGGCGTCGTTCATCATGCCATCATAAAGGCCGGCAATAAAGTTTCCGCGGTCGGCGGGATTGGCGCCGGCGGTGGCGTAGTGCTGCCAGAGTTCGGCGAAGGATTGCGCGACGGTGCCGGCGATCTTGGCGAGGCGCGCGGCGGTGCGGCGGTCCGCCTGGGCGTAAAGTTCCCCGGCGCGGAACAGGCAAGCAATTTTGGTTTCGTTCTCAATGCTCCATTTGACATGGGCGGCGATGTCGGACTGATCCGGCCCGAACTTGTGCAACAGTTCCGCCGTGCTGGCGGGACGAAACGAGCCTTTGAAAATGTCGTCTTTGCTGATGTCCGCCTGGCTAAAGTCGTATTTCTCCAGCAGGCGGGCAAGTTTCTTTTGGGCGGCGGCGCCTTCCTCGGGCGTGCCCGGTCGGGCGGCGAGTGCTTCCAGCTTGGCACGAACGGCGCGAGCGGCTTTGGTTGCTTTGGTTTTCATGGGATTAACGGGTTTTATCCAGTGCGGCGCGGGCGGCGTTCAACGCATCTTGGACGGGCGAAAGCGCATTGTTTGACAACTTGCCTTCAAGCTGGGCCATGCCAATGACATTTTCGCACAGTTTAAGCGCGGCCAGAAGATCCGGCGCGGCGGCGATCAATGCAAGGTTGGCGGCATCCGTTGGCGTTGGCGGCTCGCTGGGAAACGGCAGCGCGCAAATATAGAAATTGCCGTGACCGTTCAAGTGTTCGCCGTAAATTCCGGTTTCGGTGGCTGTCCACTTTCCGGGCGTGTGTTGTGTTTTCATAAGTTTGTTTTTGTGGTTGGTGTTGGTTTAGTTGTAGAAATAGCCAAGTTCCCGCAGGCTGGCCCAGCTTTTGGCGCGTTCGGCGGTGGATTTGCCTAAAATAACATGGTCGAGAAGTTCAATTTTCATTAACTGACTGGCCTGCATTAGATCGCGAGTCACTTTGATGTCGGCTTCGCTGGGCGAAGGTTCGCCGCTGGGGTGGTTGTGCGCCAAGATAAACGCGGCGGCATTCATCACAATCAAACCTTTGAAAATTTCACGGGGATGAACCAGCAGCGTGTCCAGCGTGCCGGTGCTGATAATTTCAAACCCAATTGCGGCCCGGCGCGTGTTCAAAGCAATGACCACCATATTTTCAACATCGGGGCGGTAGATGATAGAGCTTTCCAGTTTTGGCGCGAGATAGTCAACAACGGCTTGCGGCTGGGTGAGTTCGCCAACGGTGGGGCCGGCGTCATTCAATCGCATCACCTTAAATTCGCTTCCGTTTAATTTGTGCGTCCATGTTTTCATTTTGTTTTGCTTTCTCTTTGGTTTGTTTTTGTTTGTGTTTGCAAGGTGTTTCGTCTTGCTCGTGCTACACTGTGCCACAGTATAAACACAGCGTCAAATACTATCTTTCCAAATTATTCCAAAATGTTGTTGACGGGTTGGGCTGCGTCGTGCTACAAAGTGCGCAAGTAAATATTCTATGGCCAAACTTCAAGAGACTTTCCGGGTGCGCGTGAAGAAAACATTTAAGCGGCGGTTTGAGCGGGTGGCGGCGCTGGAGCGGCGCCGGCCTTCGGATCTCGGCCGGTTGGTTCTGGAAAACTACATTGCCCAGCACAAGCGCCAACAGCAGCAGGAGGCGCAAGCGTGAATCATTTCCCTGTTATTTACGAATACGAGCACCGCGGCCAGCGGCTCAAGGGTCATTCAGTGGCGACGGGTCGCACGGCGGCGGAGGCTTTGGACATTTTCAAGCGGTTTAATCCGCATCTGCTCAACGTGCAAATTTTGGAGGCTGGGCAATGAGCAAGCGCGCGGTTTATTCCACGGCGCGGCACCAGTCTAAAGCTGGTTTGCGTGAGCGGTTGCCGTCCGGCACGGGTGCGCGCAAGTGGAACGATGACGCGGTGGAGGTGGATCGCTCCAGCCCGACTTTGCAGCGGTTGGCGGTGGTTTTTGCCGGTATTGATGCGGCGGCACAGATGAAAATTAAACAGGAGGCCCAGCCATGAGCGCGCGCGAATACTTTGTGATCTTGGACGACATCGCGCAGGCGGGCAGTGCAACGGAGCTTTTGCCAATTGCGCGGGAATTGCGCGAGCGGAACGATTTGACGGACCACGAGCGGAAACAGCTTCAGGACAAAATCAACCGGCAATTACTCAAAATAACTCCCAAAGCATGAAAACCATTTCCACAAAATCATTTTGGCGACGGCTTTTTCCGGCGCGTAATCGCAGGGGCAAGCGGATGATTAAATTTCTAATTCTTAACGGCGGCGTGCGCCGGTTGGTATGAGCTACCGCCGGAACATCGAGGGCCGCCAGGATGCGGCGGCGCTGGCGCTGATTTTTCGGCGTATCGGTGCCGAGCTGCGCCGCGATTCTGCCGGCGTGGCAAGTGTGCATTTGACTGCGGCCGGTGACATCAAGCGGAGTCCGGGACTAAACGGCGCAAGCGAGACGGATGCCCAGTTGGGCGGCGCTGGCCGGCTACCGACAAAGCTGGGCGCGGTTTTTATTTCAACGCAACCATGGCCGGTGGCCATTTCCGCATGAGCGTGGAGCAAGCCATTTTGACGCTGAAGGCTGCGGGCGCGGTTTTTGTATTGCCGGACAGTGGCGGCAAGGGGTCGTTGTCGCTGGCGAAGGCGGCGGCGCGGCTGGATGTGTCGCGGGATTGGGTGCGAGATCATCTGCACGAGTTCCCCGGCGCGTGGCGGTTGCCGGCGGGCAGCGCGGGCGAGCGGTGCGTGGGTGAACTGCGCATTCCGTTGCGGGATCTGGAGCGGTTCGAGGAACGCCGGCGGTTGCCGGTCGTGGCGTAGTTTTTGGCGCGGTTTTTTGAATTTATGGACGAGCAGGAAACAGCATTGCAACCAACCGAGCAGCAGCAGGCGGCGCTTTGGCCCGAAATCGAGCGCGATGTGCTGACGATTGACCAGCCGGAGACGCGGAAGCGTTACACGGCGGCGAGCCTGGAGAAGCGGGTTGCGCTGCGTGATGCGATTGTGCGCGCCTTGGCCGAAGGGCACGGGCTGCGGCGGATTGCCGGCGTGTTCGGTGTGAGTCATCACCTGGTGTCGGCGTTGCGTGACTCGCGGCCTGATTTAGTAGCCACAGAAAAGAAAGCCATGAGCAACCAGCTCGGGCGCATTGCCAAGCTGACGGCGGACAGCCTGCAAGAAAGATTAGAGGCGGGAACATGGAAGCCCGGATCGGTTGATCTGGCGATCATCTTGGACAAAAAGGCGATGTTGGATGGAGATCCGGGATTGATCGTGGAGCACCGGCACAGCGTCGAGGTAAGCGCCGGCGGCTTTGCGGAGCGGTTACGGGCTGCAATTGAGTCAAAGTCAATTGGTGGCAGTGTGATTTGCCAACAAAAGGGCGCTTTTGTGGATGTTGTCGCGTTGCCTGTTGCCACTGGTGCAGGCGAACAGGACCAGCAGCCGGGCGCCACGGATACGGGCCGCGACAAGGTGGGCGGAACGGAAGGCGGGGGGGGGGATGCCGCGGGCGCCCGGCCGGCGTGTGACCCGATGTATCCACCGATTGCTACGAAATAATAAAAGACTCATTTATGAACACTAACTGGATTTGGGAAAGCAAGCTGCCGAATAGGTTTGGCATTAACCGCGACGAACTGCGCGAACTGCGGAACAAGTTGCTTACCGAAGGCGAGCATTGGCGGGTGGAAAAAACGCGGGTGTTGATTTCGCCGCTGGGGTTGACGCTGTTGACGAACGCATTATCCATGGATTGCGATGTGCAGGCGGCCGCGGGCGTGACTACGGCTGGGCAAGTGCATACGGAAGGTGGTTCTGAAAAAAAAGCGCCGGAAAAAGCAAATGCGGAACGTCTGGTGGCGTTATGCGTGTGGCGGGCACCGATGCCGAATTTGCGGATTATTGAAGCTTATTTTCCTGAAAAAAAACCGGCGGGCCAAAGCGATGTTTTGCGGGTGCGGGTGAAGGATGGCCGGCTTTATGCCCGCTATGACAACACGGGTAAGCCGATGATGATTTGCTGCCGGCATATACAGGCAGATCTCTACGAGCACGCCGGTGGTGTGCCGAAACGCAAGGGACGGGCCTAACGTGCGGAGCTAAGACGCCCCGCCAGGGACGCGGGTGGAGCGCAAAAGGAACTCTCAAAATGAATACGACTATCATCAAAAATGGTGAAGCCAAGGCGGATTCGCCTGCGATGGCTGGTTCGGAAGTCCCGACTCCACGCACAAATAAAGTCCGCGATCTGATAAACTGCGATGCGCTCTCGGATAACTTCTCGACATGGTATGACCATGCCTGCCAACTCGAACGCGACCTGACGAAAATGACACAGCGGGCAAATGCGCTGGAAGGTGGCTGCCACATGGCAATCGGCTATATTTCCGGCTCAACTCCCGATCCTGAAAAGTCCGACACATACCGCTATCTCAAATCTGTGACATCCGCTGGGCTTCCGAACGGCGGAGCTGACGCACCGCGAACCACTGACATGGAGCGTAAATAACATTCTCAATTTGACTGAAAGCGCCGCTCGCGGTTGCGTCCGGCGACTTGTTAGCCATCAACCACAACAAACAACCAAAAAAGAACATGAGCAAAAGAACACAAGCACTATCAACTCCCGAATCCAAAGCAGCCTGGCAGAGAAACAAAAACATCGGCTCGCGCTTCGTCTTTGTCGGGACACCGGAAAACGGCTTCGCATTTCCCAAGCGGAAATATGACGAACAAGGAAGGCGCATCGCTTGATGGCTAACGTGGAAGCCAGCCAGCCACACCAAAAATATGAGCCAGCCACAGACGTTACCGATTGATCCCAGCGCGCCAATAGGGATTGGCTGCGCTGACGGGTTGGCCAGCCCGCGTAGAATCCAACTCTCGCGGAAAAAGGGGTGGAAACTGCCACCGAATACCGTGGTAGTCTCGCGGCCATCCAAGTGGGGCAACCCGCACTCAATCGGATGGTGTCCGCTATGCGGCAGGACTCACGACCGCCAGGAGGCGGTAGAAATACATCGGCTGGAAGTCATGGCAAATCGTGATGCCGAAAACTTCCAAAGCGCAATTTCGCCCCTGCGGGGTAAAAACCTCGCGTGCTGGTGCGCTGCAAACCAAGAGTGCCACGCTGACATACTGCTCAGGCTGGCCAACGCAGAGTCCAGCGGCGCATCGGATGCGTCCGCTGCGACGGTTGGTTCTCATCCGAATCGAAAGACTAAATGAATGAGTTGGCACTTTTCGCGGGCAGTGGTGGCGGCATACTTGGAGGCAAACTCCTTGGATGGCGAACCGTCTGTGCCGTCGAGCGCGACGGCTATGCACGGGATGTTCTGGTGTCCCGACAAAACGACGGATGCCTCGACCCGTTCCCGATCTGGGATGACGTATGCACCTTCGACGGCAAACCTTGGCGTGGCCTTGTTGACGTGGTATCGGGCGGATTCCCGTGTCAGGACATCTCTAGTGCCGGACGTGGCGCAGGTATCGGCGGCGCTCGCAGCGGACTCTGGAAAGAAATGGCGCGAATTATTGGTGAGGTTCGACCCGCTTACGTCTGGGTGGAAAACTCACCGCTGCTTGTTTCAAGAGGACTTGGACTGGTCCTCGCTGACCTTGCCGCGATGGGGTTCTCTGCACAGTGGGGAATTGTGGGAGCAATGCACGCCGGCGCACCTCACCGCCGTGAACGAATCTGGGTCATGGGAAGCAACCTATCCAACGCCGAACACAATGGACGCCACGGGAACGGGGCGGATGAATCCAAACGCCAACGTGAAGAAATGGGGCGGTGTGAACAGCCTCGGCGGAATGGCAGCAACGGCCATGTGGCCGAAGCAAACACCGTCGGGGAACTGGCCGACGCCAACTTGTGCCGACGCTTTCACGGACAAGCTGAAATCATCGCAGCAAAAAGAGGGATCAATGCACAGCGTAAATCTATCGCAAGCGGTGAGGATGTGGCCGACACCTCAAGCGCACAAAATCACTCAATCAGGAGAAATCACCAACCGGGACGGAACGCTGTGGGACGGAAAGAGCAAACCTCACAGCAAGACATCCGGCAGACCGATAACAACGGCTCTGGCCGATGCGGTGAAATTCGCCACGCCGCAATCGCGGGACTTCCGAACGGGACAGAAAAGCCGATGGGACAACCCGGAGAAAACGCGGAATCTAAACGATCAGATTGGTGGGCAACTGAACCCGAACTGGGTCGAGTGGCTAATGGGGTGGCCTGTCGGGTGGACCGACTGCGCTGCATCGGCAACGGCCAAGTTCCGGCTGTGGTGGAACTCGCATGGCAAACCCTCGGCGTGACAGAGGATGAGAACGCAAAGCTGACCGATGCGCGATGAAGCAACCATAGACCGCGAAAGCGGAACTGAAAGCGCCAAAGCGCATTCGGTCCGCCGGCAAGTGGAATGGCGCAAGGCGCAGCATGAAATTGATTTTGCGAACGGGGCTGGTTTTGTGGAGTTGCCTGGTCAACTCGCCAAGAAATATCGCAACGCGCCGCGTGAATTGCGCTGGCAATACCTGTTTCCGTCTGCGGTGGTGCGTGGTCAATATCGCTGGCATATCACGCCGGAAGCGGTCCAGAACTCCATGCGCGCGGCCGTGGCAACGGCGGGCATCATGCTCCGCGTGACGCCGCACACGCTGCGCCATGCGTTTGCAACCCATTCCATGCGGATGGGGAATGACATTGAAACGGTGCGTAATTTACTCGGGCACGATTCTATTGCCACCACCGCGATTTATCTCCATGCGGATGCGGCGGAAGGCCGCAGCCCGTTGGATAAGCCGATGGTGCAACCATTGCCGGATTTGTCAGCGTTACCAAAAAGGGTTTTGAACCACGCCTGATTATGCCTGGATGGTCCAAAATCTCAATCAAACGGTTGTCGTGGTTTTGCCATCAGGCGCCGCCGGCGGTGCGTTGGCAGATACGGTTGAGGCAGGGGATGAACCGGTTGGAGATCGTGATGGCGAGTGGCCGGCGGTTGGATTTTAAGTTGCAGGGCGGGTGCTGGATTAAAAAACAAGATTTATGAATTACTACCAAAGACATCTAGGCGATTACGCCAAGGACACGGGCCATTTGAGCCTCATGGAACACGGTGCTTACGGGGTGCTGTTGGATTGGCAATATGCTTCCGAGAAGCCGTTACCGGCGGATATGAATGAAATTTATCGCGTTTGCCGGTCAGTTTCCAAAAACGAAAAGGCGGCGGTGCAGCGCATCGTCGGCGAGTTCTTTCCTGAAGGTTGGAACAAGCGGGCGAAGTCTGAAATTGAGTTTTGTAAGACGGTTTCCGAGGAAAGACGCATGGCAGCGGTGCGCAAGCATCATCCAGACTGGACAGATTTGCAGGTGCAAGAGTGGTGCAAGACACATGCAAATGCACTGCTTAAGCAGTGCAAACGACCTACTACGCGCGCACGTTCCAACAGCCAACAGCCAACAGCCAACAGTATTGAAGGAGGAGCGGCAGCGGGTTGTCAGGTGGGCGATGCGGAGATTTTGGCGTGGGCCGCAACGTGGCCGGGGGAGATGGCGAGTGGGACACCACCGTTTCAGACGGAATGGGTGCATCAGGCTTTGGTAAAGATCAACGGTCGCAATTCATGGCCGTCCAACTGGCAGCGGTGGCTGATTGCGTGCTGGAGGGGGGAGCACCGCACGTTCTCCGTAGGAGGACAGGATGCCGGTCAGAAAAAAAATGCGCCGATTTCGGCCAGTGTGGAGGAAATCAGCCGGCAGAAAAAAATCGCGGCGCTTTCCGACGAGGAGGATGCGCTGGCTTACGATGTGAATGCGTTGCGGCAATCGAACATCGAGGTGCCGGCGGAGAAGGTGAGCCGGCTGAAGGTGGTGCGGGAGGAACTGAAAAAAATGCGGGGCTAGACACGAATTTCACGAATTAACATAAATTTTATGGCTGATAAAAAACAAACTTTGGACCGGTTGCCGCCGCACGATAGCACGGCGGAGCAAGGGGTTTTGGGGTGCGTGCTGTATGCGCCGGAAACGGCGGTGGACACGATGAACGCATTGCAGGAATCGGGATGCGAACCGAAATGGTTTTACGATCTGCGCCATCAAATCCTGTTCGGAACCTTGCAGGGCATGGTGGCGGCAGGCGTGCCGATTGACATGCTGACCTTGCAGACGCGGTTGAAAGCGGACGGCAATCTGGATCAATGCAGCGGGTTGGAATACCTGTCCGTGCTGCAAGACGCGGTGCCCAGCGCGGCAAACCTGATGGCGTATCTGGAAACGGTGCGCGAAAAATTTCAGTTGCGGCAGTTGGTGACGACTTGCACGGAGTTGGTGGGTCGGGCTTACGATTTCAACGGCAAGGTGGACGAACTGATGGCAGGTGTAGAGCGTGATTTGCTGGAAGTCACCGCGCCGGCGGTGAAGGCCAAGGAAAAGCATATCCGCGAAGTGCTGCCGCTGGTGATTGACGATTTGGAACATTATCACAAGGGCAAGGTGCAATTGCAGGGTTTGCCCACGGGGTTCAACTATCTGGACAAGGTGATTGGCGGGGTCGGGAACGATTACTATTTCGTGTTGGCGGGGCGGCCGGGCAGCGGCAAGACGACTTGGGCGCTGGATGTGATCAACCATCTGGCGATGGATTACGAGTGGTGGAACGGCACGGAAATGCAGAAGGGCATACCCATCGGCGTGTTCAGTTTGGAAATGTCCTCAAAATCTTTGGGCAAGCGGTTGCTGTTTTCCATGGCGCGGGTGAGCGCGGGGAAGTTCAAGCAGGGGTTTATGTCCAACAGCGATTTTCAAAATCTGGTTAATGCCACGCCGAAGTTGAACAAGGCGAACATTTACCTGGATGAAGAACCTTCGCAGACCATCGGCAAGATCCGGGCGAAGGCGCAGCGGATGGCGCGGCAGCATGGCATTAAGCTGTTTGTGCTGGATTACATTCAGCTCGTGCTGCCGGACCAGCGCAGCAACCGGCCGGATCGCGTGCAGGAGTTGGCGGACATCAGCGCGCAGATCGTGTATCTGAAAAAGAAACTGAACATTCCGTGGCTGGTGCTGGCGCAGATGAACCGGAACATCGAGACGGCGGAGCGGGTGCGCGTGCCGGTTTTGAGCGACCTGAAGGATTGCGGCTGTTTGGAGCAGGATGCGGATGTGGTGCAATTTCTGCACAAGCCGGGCCACAAGGAGATAGAGGAGGATGACGGCATTCTGGACACGCATTTTGCGGGCGTGGAATTTTCCGAGCGGCCCCGGCGGATTGATGCGGTGGTGGCCAAAAACCGCGACGGCGCCACGGGCATTGCCAAGCTGCTGTTTTATTCTAATCAATTTCACTTTGAGGATTGGCGCAAATGGAAAGTGGCCAACGGCTACGAGGAAGTGGCCAAGGGCGAAAGTTACAAGCAACCAGTGCAGGAAGAAATGGAAGGGTGAGACACGAATTTCACGAATTAACACCAATGACCGACTTGGAATCCATTTTATCGCAATTGCCGCCGGCGGAGTTGTTGGCGGCGGCGCGGGAGTATTTCAAGCCGACGCCGCATCCGCTACTGCCGTGGTTCACGGATGAGCAGTTGCTGGCCACGCTGCG